GTGCAATTGCGGGACCTTTTGCAATTGGTCCTGTAGAGCAAGCAATTGACATCACAACAGAACAAGAACTAATTAACACTTTTGGAAAACCAATTTCAACTGATTCTCAGTACGAGTATTGGATGACCGCATCGTCATTCCTTTCATACGGTGGCGTGTTAAAAGTAGCAAGAGTTGATGGAACATCTCTCAATAATGCAAATGCTGCTGTAGGATATGCAGCAACTACAAATGCAAAAATTAAAAACTACGACAACTATAACAACTCTTGGTCAGGAGAGGGTGTAGAATTTGTATATGCTGCAAAAAATCCTGGTTCTTGGGCAAACAACTTAAAAGTTTGTTTTATTGATGATTTTGCAGACCAAACAATTGGGGTCACTACCACAAATTTAAGCAATCTTGGCGCTCAGGTTGGATATGGCGTTACAACTGCCATTACAAACACTGCAATTGCTGGAGTAGGAACCACAACTTCTTTCACTGGTTATCTGAAAGGAATCATCACCGGAGTTTCCACTGATACCACAAATGGAAACAGTACCATTGATGTTAGGGTCATTTCAAGAGTTTCTTCTAACGGAACAGAAACTCCAGTAGCTTACTCAGAAGGAAATTCTGTTGCTTCTTTTGAACAAACAGATGCACTTTATTTCGTAAACAATTCTGGCATCAATACAGGATTATCTGCAAGTGCTGCAGCTACTGCAGGACAAGTTCTAGATTGGTATGATCAACAAACTCTTGGTCTCACCAACTCTGTTATTTACTGGAAATCGATCGCTCCAAAACCAAGAACTAATGCATATTCTTCTACCAGAAATGGTAAGAATGATGCAATGCACATTGCAATTGTTGATGACACTGGATCTGTTACTGGAATTCAAGGTAATCTTCTAGAAAAACATGTAAGTGTTTCAAAAGCACTTGATGCTATTTCTCAGGTCAACTCACCTCAGAAGATTTGGTACAAGAACTATCTTGCAGACTTCTCACAATATTTGTATGCTGGATATAATCCATCACAAGCAGGAGATTCTTACAACGGAACTGTTCCTGTAGCAACTGGTTTCTCCACATCATTTACCAAGTATACTATTGGTCAAGGTCTGTGGGGGCAAAATGCACAAGGAGTTACCTTCAGTGCAATTGGAAACAAAACATATTCATTAGGTGGCGGTGTTGATTACTCTGCTGCTGGTGGAATGCAGGCAGATCTAGGTTCTATTTCGACTGCATATGATCTCTTCTCAAACAAAGATGAAATTCAGGTCGATTATCTATTAAACGGACCTGGACTTGCAGAAGAATCAGAATCTCAAGCAAAAGCAAACAAACTTATTGCTATTGCCGAAAGTAGAAAAGATTGTGTTGCTGTTATCTCTCCACATAGAGCAGGTATTGTTGATATTTCGAATACCAACACACAAACTGATAATGTAATTAGATTCTTCTCACCTGTTACATCCTCATCATACGCTATTTTTGACAGTGGTTATAAGTATACTTATGATCGTTTCAATAATACTTTCAGATATATTCCATGTAATGGCGATATTGCTGGTCTGATGACCAGAACAAATGTCACTGGATTCCCATGGTTCTCTCCAGCAGGTCAACAGAGAGGTGTTCTTAACAATGCAATTAAGTTGGCATACAATCCATCTAAAGCACAAAGAGATCTTCTCTACACTGCTAGAGTTAATGCAATTGTAAATCAACCAGGAACTGGGGTCCTTCTCTTCGGAGATAAGACCGCACTTTCATATCCTTCTGCATTCGATAGAATCAATGTTCGCAGATTGTTCCTAACAGTAGAGCAAGCACTCGAAAGATCAGCACAAGCACAACTGTTTGAACTGAATGATCAAACAACAAGATCAAACTTCGTCAATATTGTTGAACCATACCTGCGTGATGTTCAGGCAAAGAGAGGAATTTATGACTTCGTAGTAATCTGCGATGAAACAAATAATACTCCAGATGTCATTGATAATAATGAGTTCAGAGCTGATATTTTCCTGAAACCAACCAAGTCAATTAATTATATTACACTCACATTCGTTGCCACTAGAACGGGTGTAAGTTTTGAAGAAGTGGCTGGATCAGTTTAATCTAACCTAAATTAACCACAGAAGGAGGAACTCAAAATGTCTACTCTCAGAACAATCACCGCCTTTAAATCAAAACTTGCTGGAGGTGGAGCAAGACCAAACCTATTTGAAGTTGAAATTCCATCATTCCCTGTTGCAGCAGGAAATGTTTGGAGAACTGGAGACAATCAAGAGGCAGATTTGTTCAAATTCATGTGCAAATCTGCTGCTCTTCCCGCATCAAACATTGCACCTATTGAGGTTCCATTTAGAGGTCGTACATTGAAGGTCGCTGGAGACAGAACTTTCGATGTCTGGACTGTTACCATCATCAACGATGAAAACTTCTTACTGAGAAATGCATTCGAAGCATGGATGCAAGGTATCAGCAAGAACTCAAATAACACTGGAGCAACAAATCCAGGATCATACATGACTAATGCACTAGTTCATCAACTTGGAAGAGGTGCGGATGGTGGTATAGAATCACAATCAAATTCTTCTTTAGTAAATGGTGGTGCAATCACTCCATTGAAAACATACACATTCTTTGATATTTTCCCAACAAATGTTTCTGCAATTGATCTTTCATATGATTCAAGTGACACTATTGAAGAATACACTGTGGAATTCCAAGTTCAATATTGGGAACCAGGTGCTTGGACTAGAGATCAAGCATAATTTGATCGCATAAATACTGAAAAGGAAGTTATCAGTTTAATAAATTATGGCAAAATTATTTGGATTCTCTATTGAGAATACTGAGCCACTATCACCAAATGCGGTTTCCCCCGTTCCTCCTAATAATGAGGACGGGGTTGACCATTATTTGACCAGTGGTTTTTTTGGTTCCTATGTTGATATAGAAGGAGTATATAGAACAGAATTTGATCTAATTAAAAGATATCGTGAAATGGCACTTCATCCAGAATGTGATAGTGCCATTGAAGATATTGTAAACGAAGCAATTGTATCTGATACAAACGACAGTCCAGTTCAGATAGAACTTTCCAATTTAAATGCTAGTGATGGTATAAAAACTAAGATAAGAAAAGAATTTAAATATATTTTAGAACTTTTAGATTTCGATAGAAAATCTCACGAAATCTACAGAAATTGGTACATTGATGGAAGATTATTTTATCATAAAGTAATTGACCTCAAGAATCCACATGAAGGTATTCAAGAGCTCCGTTACATGGACGCAATGAAAATGCGTTATGTTCGCCAACAAAAAAAGAAGAGTAATGATAATTTGAGATTATCAAATGTAAATACTGACAATCCAATGGATTATGAATTTCCAGAGATTGAGGAGTATTTCATCTATAATCCGAAGATGAATTATCCAACCACTAACCCATCTGCCTTAGGTGGAACTAGTGGAATTAAAATGACTAGAGATTCTGTAACATATTGCACCTCTGGTCTTGTTGATAGAAATAAAGGATCAACACTTTCATATCTCCATAAAGCAATTAAATCACTCAATCAACTTCGTATGATTGAGGACAGTCTGGTTATCTACAGATTGTCTCGTGCTCCAGAACGTAGAATTTTCTACATTGATGTTGGCAATCTTCCTAAAGTAAAAGCGGAGCAATATCTGCGCGATGTTATGATGCGTTATCGTAACAAACTTGTTTATGATGCGTCAACTGGCGAAATTCGTGATGATAAAAAATTCATGAGTATGCTTGAAGATTTCTGGCTTCCTCGCCGTGAAGGTGGTAGAGGAACAGAAATCTCTACTCTTCCTGGCGGTCAGAATCTTGGAGAAATTACAGATATCAATTATTTCCAAGAAAAACTTTACAGATCTTTAAATGTTCCCGTAACAAGAATTGGTGGAGACGGTGGATTTAACTTAGGAAGATCATCAGAAATTCTTCGTGATGAAGTTAAGTTCAGTAAGTTTGTTGCAAGATTGAGAAAAAGATTTTCATACATGTTTAATGATATGCTGAAAACTCAACTGATTCTTAAGAATATTATTACTCCAGAAGATTGGCAAATCATGGAGGAGCACATTCAATATGACTTCCTTTATGACAATCACTTTGCAGAGCTAAAGGAAGCAGAACTTCTTAACGAAAGACTTGCAATGGTTCAAACTGCAGAACCTTATGTTGGAAAGTACTTCTCACAAGATTATTTGAGGAGAAAAATTCTTCGACAAACCGATCAAGAAATTATTGAGGAAGATGCTTTAATTAAGAAAGAGATTAAAAAAGGAGTCATTCCAGATCCAAGTATTCCCGTAGATCCAAATACCGGTATGCCAATTGATCAACAACAAATGGATCTTGGTCAACCAGTAATGGAACCTGAAGTTGACGCATCATCAGTAAATGCAGATGCAAAATCTGCAGAAGTTGATGCAGGTCCAGTAAAAATGCCTAAAGGTGGCACAATATAAATACAAGAGATTACAACTTGAATTAAGACAATGGATGAACTTCTGGACATGATCATTGCTGATGAATCTCCATCACAGATCAGCGATAAAATTAAAGATATTCTTTTTGCCAAGTCAGCAGAAAAAATTGATTCTTTTAGACCTGAAGTAGCATCAGGTTTATTTGGAGAAGATCAATTTATTGCTCCCGAAGCATCTGAAGAAACTGAAGAGTGATACATATAATAAATAGTTACTAATTATTATACAATAGAGATGCAAAGAACAAAAATAATTGAATCTGAAGTATCTACAGGTATTTCTGCTGGTGCAGCAACAAGTATCACTAATGCAACTTGCGTGAGACTTCATAATAATACTGCAGGAATTGTTACTGTTGGTGTTTCGACTATTGTTGGAGCAGCAACCACTAATTATTTTAGTATGCCATCCAATTCTGTTGAGTTTTTGGAAAAACTCCCAACAGATGTTATTTGGACATCTTCAGCAATCAAAGCATCAAAAGTAGGCCTCACTAATTAAAAAAATGAAACTAATCAGAGAAGAAATCGAAAAGGTAGAAGTTCTTACTGAAAATGTAAACGGTAAGAAAAATCTTTTCATTAAAGGCGTTTTTCTCCAAGCAGAACAGGTAAACAGAAACGGTAGAATGTACCGTATGCCTGTTATGGAAAGAGAGGTAAAGCGTTATACTGAGCAGTATGTTAATAAAGGTCGTGCTTTAGGTGAACTTGGACATCCTGATGGTCCAACTGTAAACCTAGATAGAGTTTCTCATAAAATTGTTGATCTTCAAAGAGAAGGTAATAATTTTATTGGTAAAGCGCAAATCCTATCTACTCCCATGGGTAAGATTGCAGAATCTCTTCTTAAGGAAGGCGTTTGTTTGGGTGTTTCTTCTCGTGGTATCGGTTCATTGAGACCAACTAAAGAAGGTTTTAATGAAGTTGGTGAGGATTTCATGCTTGCAACTGCAGCTGATATCGTTGCAGATCCTTCTGCTCCCGATGCTTTTGTTCAAGGAATTATGGAAGGAAAAGAGTGGATTTGGGATGGTGGCATTCTTCGTGAGAAACTTGCAGAGCAAACTCAAAGAAGAATTAACACTCTTGTAGATCAAAAAAGACTAGAAGAGCATAAACTAAACTTATTTAACGATTTCATTAATTCGTTGTAATTTATTAATTTATAAATAAATATAGATTTCATACAGGAAAATCGGAGAGTTCAAATGTCTCGTGGTAAACAATTACAAGAAATGGAAGTAGGCACTAAGCAATCCAAAACTGCCGTTAACACTAATGCTAAGGCAGCTGATCCAATGCCAAGCCTCTCTGGAGTAACTCCAGGTCAAACTGGTTCTTGGGAAGATCTTGGAGGTCCTACACCAGAAAATTATAAGTCTGATGATGATTCAGCAAAACTGAAGACTCCAGGTGGAACACTTAAGCAAGTTAAGGATGTTGTAAACAAAGGTGCTAAGCCTGCTGAAGCAATGCATGGCATGAAGGAAGAAGAAGAACTCGAAGATGAAGATTTAATCTACGAAGAAGAAACAGAAGAGATTGAGTCTGTAATTTCTGAAGAAGAAGATGAAGACGAAGAAGAAACTGACGAAGAGGAAGTAGTAGAAGAGCAATATGATATCGAAGAAGATGTCAATGCTCTTATCGAAGGAGAAGAACTCTCAGAAGAGTTCAAGGAAAAAGCAAAGACAATTTTTGAAGCTGCAATTATCTCAAGAGTGAACCAAGTTAAGGAATCTCTTGAGGCTCAATATGAAGAGCGTCTAGTCGAAGAGGTTCAAGAAATCTCAGCAACTCTTTCGGAGCGTGTTGATTCTTACCTTGAGTATGTTGCAGATGAGTGGTTCCAAGAGAATACACTCGCTATTGAAGGTGGTCTGAAGGAAGAGTTAACTAGTTCCTTCATGACCGGTCTGAAAGGACTTTTTGAAGAACATTATGTATCAATCCCTGAAGATAAATATGATGTGCTTGAGAGCATGGTAGAAAAACTTGATGAAATGGAGACAAAACTCAACGAGCAAATTGAGAAGAATGTTTCCCTAAACAAGCGTCTCGCAGAGTCGGTTGCTGACGGAATCTTTGATCAGGTTTCTGAGGGCCTTGCTGCTACTCAGAAAGACAAGCTCGCTTCACTTGCCGAAAGTGTTGAGTTTGAAAGTGAAGAAGAATATCGTGAAAAACTGGAGACTCTGAAGGAAGCATATTTTCCTTCAAAAGTATCATCTCCAAAAGCTAGAACTGAATCACTTTCAGAAGGTGTAGACAATTCACCTGAGTCAATCTCAGGTTCAATGGCGCACTATCTGAATACACTTTCAAGATTTAGCAAATAATTGAATTTAATATAATTCAAACAAAACATCCACACAACAAAGGTAAACGCAAATGTTCATGTCAGAGCATCTGCAGGAAAAGTGGGCACCTCTCCTCAACTATGAGGGTCTTGATCCAATCAAAGATTCACACAGAAGAGCGGTAACCGCAGTCCTGCTAGAAAACCAAGAAAAATTCTGTAGAGAGCAAAATGCTTTCTCTTCATCAGGTTCATTCCTGACTGAAACTCCAACCAACTCAGCTAATGCTGCTGGTGGTTCAGGTGGTTTCGGTGCAGATTCAACTGCTGGTGGTCCTACTGCAGGTTTCGATCCAGTTCTGATCTCTCTGATCCGTCGTTCAATGCCTAACCTGGTCGCATATGACCTGGCTGGCGTTCAACCAATGAGTGGTCCTACTGGACTCATCTTCGCAATGCGCTCCCGTTACACCAACCAGAGCGGCACCGAAGCATTCTTCAACGAAGCAGACACTACCTTCTCAGGTCAGGATGCTGGTTTCGATGAGAGCGCAGGATTCACGGATGCTGTTGCTGGTATGGGTACAACCACCCAGGCAGGAAGCAACCCTTCAGTTCTAAACCCAGTTTCTTCTGCTTCTTCTACTGGTTACAATGTTGGCCAGGGAATGGTAACTGGTGATGCTGAGAATCTTGATGGTACGGATGCTGATGCATTCAACCAGATGGCATTCTCAATCGAGAAAGTCACCGTTACTGCAAAGTCACGCGCACTGAAGGCTGAGTACTCACTTGAGCTTGCTCAGGACCTTAAGGCAATTCACGGTCTGAATGCAGAAGCTGAGTTGGCAAACATTCTGTCAACTGAGATTCTTGCTGAGATCAACCGTGAAGTTATCCGCACCATCTACAAGGTTGCTGAACAGGGTGCTGTTCAGAATGTTGCTACCGCTGGTGTATTTGACCTCGATACCGATTCAAACGGTCGTTGGTCTGTTGAGAAGTTCAAGGGTCTTCTGTTCCAGATTGAGCGTGATGCTAATGCAATCGCTCAGAGAACTCGTCGTGGAAAGGGCAACATCATCCTCTGCTCAGCAGACGTTGCTTCCGCTCTAACTATGGCTGGTGTTCTGGACTACACCCCAGCACTCAACGCTAACCTCAACGTTGATGACACCGGTAACACCTTCGCTGGTGTTCTGCAAGGTAAGTATCGTGTTTATATCGATCCTTATGCTGCTAACCTGACTTCAGGTAACGCAACTCCTGGCAACCAGTACTATGTTGTTGGTTATAAGGGTTCTTCACCTTATGATGCTGGACTATTCTATTGTCCTTATGTTCCTCTCCAAATGGTTCGTGCCGTTGGTGAGAACTCCTTCCAGCCTAAGATTGGCTTTAAGACCCGCTACGGTCTTGTTGCTAACCCATTTGCAGAAGGAACCGATCAGGGTCTTGGCCGTCTCAAGGTCAATGCAAACCGCTACTATCGTCGCGTTGCAGTCAAAAATCTCATGTGAGCCAAGTGCTTCATCAGATTTACTCAGAGGGTCTTCGGACCCTCTTTTTTTATCTAAATAGTTCAAAAAATGGCAACAACGACAAATATTTTCACAAAGCAGATACAAAATAGAAATTTCCTGTCTCCTACTGGATTCAAATTTACTTTAAACAGAGCTCCTAAAGTTGCATTCTTCAGTAACTCTGCAAATATACCAGGAATGACTTTGGGCGTTGCGATACAACCTTCTTACCTAAAAGACATTGACACTCCAGGAGATAAAATTGTTTTTGAAGATTTTACTCTTCGCTTCTTGGTTGACGAAGATTTAAAAAACTACATGGAAATTCATAATTGGATTCGTGGTCTTGGATTTCCAGGTAGTTTGAAAGAAATATACGATCTTCAGAATCAGCAAGAATATGTTGATATGTCAAAATCGAAGACTATGAACATTTATTCTGATGGAACCTTAACAATTTTAGGAAGTAATTTAAAACCAAACTTTAAAATAAAATTTAGTGATTTGTGGCCATACAATCTTTCATCACTGAACTTCGATGCCACAGATACTGATATAGAATACTTTACAGCAGATGTGACTTTCAAGTATACTATATACGAGATAACAGATTTGGATGGAAATCCTCTATGACCATTGATCTTGATAAAATTCAAGAAATGTGGGAAAAAGATTCTAAAATAGATCCCGACAATTTACATACAGAATCTTTAAATATTCCCGTACTTCATGCAAAATACTTTGATCTATACAATACTATTTTTCTTTTGAGAAAAAAAGCAGAACAACAAAAAAGAAATATTAGACACGAAAGATATGAATATTATTCTGGCAAATCTGATCCAGATGTTTATATAGAAAATCCTTTTCCAAAGAAAATTCGTGATAAAGATACAATGCAAAAATATTTGGATGCAGATGAAAAACTTTCTACGGTTTGTTTGAAAATTGATTACTACGATACAATGTTAGTTTATATCGAAAGTATTCTTAAAATGATTCAGAATAGAACTTATCAAATTAAAAACTCAATCGAGTTCATGAGATTTAATGCTGGACTAGGGTAAATAAATATCCATAGATGAATGGATATATGTGATTGATACTACAGCAAACCTTGTTATTTCAAAATCCAACGAAGTATTTTTAAAAGTTAGCACAGAACCTCATATAGAATATGAACTAAGAGATCATTTTAAATTTGAGGTTCCTAATGCCAAATTCATGCCGCAGTATCGTGGCAGAAATTGGAACGGAGAGATTCATCTATATGATATGAGATCGAAGCAAATCTATGTTGGTTTGCTGGATAAGATCGTATCCTTCTGCAAGCAATATGGATACACTTATAGATTCGAAGATAATAAATTCTACGGCACTCCATTTGAGATCAATGAAGAGATCTCATATGAAGGTGTTAAGGATTACATGCATTCCATTTGTGCTCATACTCCCAGGAAATATCAGATTGAGGGAGTATATGGTGCCCTAAGGCATAATAGAAAACTATTGATAAGCCCCACTGCCAGCGGCAAATCGTTGATGATTTATTCTCTAGTAAGATATTATGTGGATAAAGGCGAAAAAATTCTTTTAGTTGTTCCAACGACATCTCTTGTAGAACAGATGTACAAGGATTTCCTTGATTATGGTTGGGATGCTGAGTCATATTGCCACCGTATCTATTCTGGTAGGGAAAAAACTAATGAGTATCCAGTAACAATCACTACTTGGCAATCAGTCTATAAACTGGAAAGATCTTTCTTCGAAGATTATGGAGTTATTATAGGTGATGAAGCTCATTTATTCAAGAGTAAGTCATTAATACAAATTATGACCAAACTCCATCATGCAAAGTATCGTTTTGGTTTCACGGGAACCTTAGATGGAACTCAAACTCACAAATGGGTTCTTGAAGGATTATTTGGTCCATCATACAAAGTAACAAAGACTGATGAACTGATGAGGCAGGGACACCTTTCTCAGTTAGATATTCAGTGCATTGTTCTCAAACATACTCCACAAAAGTTTGAAACTTATGAAGATGAGATACAGTATTTAATCTCACACGAGAAGAGGAATAAATTTATCACAAATCTTGCATTAGATTTAAAAGGAAATACACTTGTATTATTCAGTAGAGTAGAAGCTCATGGAGCAATACTGTATGAAATGATAAATAGTAAAAAGCGAAGTGACCGTAAGGTATTTTTCATTCATGGTGGTGTAGATACAGAAGAAAGAGAACAGGTAAGGGAAATTACTGAGAGAGAAAACAACGCAATTATCGTTGCTTCTTATGGAACTTTTTCTACAGGTATTAATATTAAAAACCTCCATAATGTTATCTTTGCTTCACCCAGTAAATCGAGAATTAGAAATCTACAATCAATTGGAAGAGTACTTAGAAAAGGAAAAGATAAAACTAAAGCAGTCCTCTACGACATCTCTGATGATTGTACATTTAAATCAAGAAAGAACTATACTCTAAACCATCTAATCGAAAGGATTAAAACCTATAATGAAGAAAACTTTAATTATGAAATAATCACAATACAACTTAAGGACTAATGATTGAAGACGACTTTTATGCAACAGTAAAACTAAAAACAGGTGAAGAGATCTTCTGTAAAGTTGCTGCAACAGAAGAAGATGATAGAACTATGCTTTTAGTTACTAATCCAATAATAGTTTCTGAAATAAAAGGAAGAACAGGAGTTGTTGGATATAAACTAGAACCATGGCTAAAAACAACAACTGAAGACATGTTCATCTTAAACATGGAAGATGTCTTAACCATGTCTGAATCTTCTGATATAGAAATGATAATGATGTATCAGAATTACATTCGTCAATCTACGAAAGATGGTAACCAATCAAAAATCAATCGTAGAATGGGATATCTTGCTAATGTTAATGATGCTAAGGAGATCTTAGAGAAGCTTTATAAAAATAGCTAAGCCCTGATCTTCAAACCCAACAAAGGTATTCTATCCGGTATTTGGTATCTTGTCAACTATTTGTTTAAGTGGTATAATCTATACATAATAATGATAAAAACTTATGATAACCACAGCAATCATGACCAAGAGAAAGAGGTCAGAGCACTATGTTAACAACAAAGAGTTTCTTGCCGCTCTAATTAAGTATCGTGAGGACAAAGAAATTGCAGAGATTCAAGGAAAACCAAAGCCTCCCATTCCTCGCTACATTGGAGAGTGTTTCCTGAAGATTGCTAATCACCTATCATTCAAACCAAACTTTGTCAATTACATGTTCAAAGAGGACATGATTTCTGATGGCATTGAAAACTGCGTTCAGTATATTCATAACTTCAATCCAGAGAAGTCACAAAATCCTTTTGCATACTTCACTCAGATCATTCACTATGCTTTCCTTCGTCGTATTCAAAGAGAGAAGCGTCAACTAGAGATCAAGAACAAGATCCTTGAGCGTTCTGGATACTCTGAAGTGTTTACAGATGACAACAATATTGACGGTGGTAACTATTCCGATTACAACTCAATTAAAGATGGAGTTCATAGTAAGTTGAGGTATTGATATTATACATAGTTCGTGTGATTATTGTATGACTAATGCCTAGAACTAACGCACAAAAAGAAGCAAAAGAAAAAGGATTGACGCATTATACCTCACAGAGGGCCTGCCCAAAATGTGGTGGATATCAAAGATATGCTGTTAGTGGTCGTTGTTCTAATTTGGAATGTAGGAGAAAGGTTGAGGCTGAATGGAGAAGAAAAAATCCAGATAAAGTCCAACAAAAAAACAGAAAGCGTAAGATGGGATATTATGGATTGACTGTTGATGACTTTGATAGTCTGATGGAAAATCAAAATAACTGCTGCGCCATTTGTAAAAAAACCTGTATAACTGGTAGAGCATTGTCAATAGATCACGACCACAATACTAATACTGTTAGAGGTTTATTGTGTAATAAATGCAATCAAGGCCTGGGATTTTTTGATGATAGTATTGACTTGCTACAAGGTGCTATGCTATACTTGAAACAACACTCTGAGTGATATGAAAGTCGCAATTATTACAGATACTCATTATGGTGCCAGAAAGAACTCAAAGTTGTTTCACGATTATTTTCTAAAGTTTTATAATGATATATTTTTTCCAACGCTCGAAGAGTATGGAATTAGTAAAGTTGTACATTTAGGGGATGCTTTTGATAGTCGTAAGGGTATTGATTTTTCTGCTTTATCTTGGGCAAAAAATAATATTTTTGATCGACTTCGTGAAATGAGCATTGATGTTCATTTAATCACTGGTAATCACGATTGTTATTATAAGAACACCAATCAAGTTAATGCAGTTGATCTACTTTTGCGTGAGTATGATAATGTGACGGTTTATTCTGATCCAACTGAAGTGATGTTGGGTCAACTACCTGTACTTTTTATACCTTGGATTAATCAAGAAAATGAGGCAAATACTCTTAAACTTATTGAAA